CTGTTACGTCTCCTGTAAAAGTTGCATCATTTCCATCTGTACCATTTTCTAAAACTTTTGTTCCATCATTAGCGAGTACATCGCCTTTAAGATTTCCAACGATATCTGCGGTAATTGTTCCTGGCAATGAAAGATTATCAACTGTTAAATCTTTTATATAAGCTATAGGTGCAGATACTGATCCTGATAAACTTCCAGTGAAACCTGCTATTCCTTCAATGGGTCTATTTGAAATAAAAGAACCTGAATTGTTAATTGTAATATCTTCTTTGGATACAATACTAATAGTTCCATCACTAAAAAAATCTATAGATGGAGTTACTCCAGGATTTCCAAGCGCCGAAATCGTAAACTGATTAGTGAAAATATCAACGTGCCAACCATAATCTGGTCCTGCAGTACCTATACCATACATAGCTATTGCATCTCCGCCGTTATATCCTAATCTGACATCACGGGAATTAAGTTTTACTAAATTGTATTGGTCACTTTTAAAAGAACCAGAAAAATTATTATCATCGATATTAGTAAAATTGACAGTAGTATCACATGGATTTAATCCAACTTCAACTAAACTAGTTTTTAAAGTACTATATGTTCCTCTTGTGCTTATTCCTGAAGATTGTATGATAAATTCATCGTTATCGGCCAAAGCTTTAGCTCCACTATCCACCTCACGGCCGCTTGGACTGACAATAGGTAAACTTGATATTAATCTTCCGTTATTTGATAATACTGCCATATTACTATAAATATTATTATTTTACATTTTTTAGTTTTTTTAATATAAATTTTACAAGGCCACTTCTAACAATGTCTTCTTCATCAAATTTATATGTATAGATTCCATTTTGACGACTTTCTTCATCATCAAACAAATCTCTCATTGGAACAAATCCACTTTTTCCGTTAATATCGGATTGGTCTGGATCTCCACAAATATATAGTTTACTAAATTCACCAACTCTAGTAATTAATGTAGTTAATTCTTTTTTTGTCATATTTTGAGCTTCATCAGCAATAATACATTTGGCATTCCAGTTTAATCCTCTTAAAAAATTAATGGGGAATCCATGAATTCTTTCTTCTTTTTTGAGTTTTTCAATGTCTGCCTTCTTTAACAACTCTTCTAATTTGTCTATAAGTGGTTGAATATAGGGACTCATTTTTTCATTCATTTCTCCAGGAAGAAATCCCAATTTACTGTCACTACTTTCTACAGCACTACGAACATATACAATTTCGCTTACTCTTTTTTCGTTAATTAAATGAAGACCCGCTAATATAGATGAATATGTTTTAGCTGTTCCAGCTGGACCTGATATAAAAACTAATTTTGTGGATTTTTGTTTTAAGATGTCTAATAATTCTTTTTGTTTTGGAGTAAATTCCCTTTGATTAATATATACAGTATTTCTCAATTTATCATTTTGGGGAACTTTTGGGCTGTTGTCTTTTTTTTCTGTTAGATCTTTTTTTAGTAGTTCTCTTTGTTTTTTTCTCATGTGATAATAATTCTTTTATTTTATTTACCCTACCACAAAACTCATAAAGTTCTTTTTCAAGATAAAATTGAAATATAGACTCTATGTTCGTTTTAAAAGACGATTCTTTTATGATTACTGAAAAATCAGTATTCTCAAAATTAAAAACTTCAATCGCTGGACATTTATTTTCTAAAGCGTACTGTATAGAAGAAACAACATGTTCAATTAGTTTTACTTTGTTATCTTCGATGAAAATATTCATCTCATCATATTTTTTTGGCAAAACCAATGGACTATAATCGTCAATCATGTAAATATAAATATCTAGTTTAAGATAATCATAACAAAAAAAAGAGCGTTACTTTCGTAACGCTCTCTCCCACAATTACATGAAGTGTTTTTACTTCCTGTTTTTACTCCTTGGCTTCCTTTTGGAATCCTTATTTTTGGTATTAGTTGATTTAGTTGAAGTTTCAACAACTTTTGGTGTACTTAACTCAATTAGTCTTACCTTAGCTGCTGATTTCCACGACCTAACGGTTTTCTGAGAAACTTCTTGAAATTTATATCCTTCAGTTAATAAAGAATCAATTTCTTTTTCAGACGAAGCCCTTCTAATCTTTTCTCTAATTCCCATCATATATTATTCCTTTACTTCTGAAATTTCCAACTTACTACCATCAGGATAACGATTAATAATCTTACGCCAATGTTCAAATTCATCATTGGCTTCTTCCTTAGTAGGATATTCCATATCAGAAACGCGGATTCCGTTGCGAAGAACGATATACTTTATATTTTGTGCATTTACACTAGCTTTTGTAGCCATATTTTTATTCACCTATTTTTTGTTTTTTTATAACATGGTCAATATTTTAATTAGATTAAGGATTACCAGCCCTTAATCATATTATTAGTATATAGTGGAAAAAGAAAAATGTCAATTGATTTTAAATAAATAAAATAAATATTTTTTCACAAATAAATCTATATATAACCATATGAGTGAAGTTATTAAATTTACAGAAGAAGAATTACAATCAATTGCTAAATTGCAATCTGGATACCAACAAGGTATATATGCTTTAGGACAAGTAGATTTGGAAAAAATCGATCTTGAACAACAACTTGAACAAAATTCAGAAAAGAAAAAACAAGTTCTTGAAAATTGGAAAAAATTGCAAGAAGAGGAATCAAATATTTTAAATACATTAAGTCAAAAATACGGAGATGGTGTATTAAATCTAAAAGATGGAACTTTCAAACCAAACCCTAAATCGGCTGAAGGTCAGCAGTCACAATAATTAGGTAACTCATTCAAAAAAAATAAGCCGGTCTTAATTGACCGGCTTATTTGTGTTATAACAACTATTAAAGCTGAGTACCAACTTCCTCAACAATTGCTTTAATTTCGTTTTCAATTTCTTTCATTTTTTCTTTGTAGCCCGCTGCTACATCTTTGAAATCTTTTTTAACGAAAATTAACTTTTCTGTTAATTCATAAACCTTTTGTTGTGCTTCTTGTTTTGTCATTTTTGTAATATTCCTAATTTGAGAATACATATTTATTATAAATGAGCAAAGTTAATTTTCATGACATCAAAATAAACAATCATGAAATAACAATTTGGGCCGATAGATTCGTTGTTTTAAGACACCCTGAGAAGTGTGATTTATATGAGGACGATCATTGTAGAGAAGCTATGTTAAAGTATTTAAGTGACGAGGGATACATCATTAGCAATGAAGGAGGTATCATAGTCATAGATAGTTATGTTGACTTTGAACCATAAAAAAAAGCCCCGCGCATAGCGTCGGGGCCAACTACATAACCCTTTGGGTTATAAGATAAAATGGTGGAGATGACGGGGAGCCGCCCCCCGTGTCCATAAATGGTCGTATTTGTCAGACTACATGTTTATTTGATTTAGTTTTCTTAAGATAGTCAATAAAAATCAACAAAAGTTTGATATCTAAAGATTTATAAAATAATCAATCAACAACATAAATCAAATTGTCAACCTAGCCTGATAGTTTACACCCAATACAATTATCAGACATCCTTGTATTGAATGACGCGGGACTTAAGCCGCGATTGCTACATCATCATAATTGAATTCGTAGCTATCAATTACATTATCTTTAGCAGTTAATGTTTATAATAGATGTTTAAAGAGGCCAACTATCATCCTCTACATGCCTAACAACATAAAAGCAAATATGTCGAAACTACGCATCCCCATAAAGTATCAAAGAACATATCTAATGTTAATATATATAATTTTTAAAGTCAATATTAAGTATTTATTATATATGCCAAAAGACATTGTTGATACTCAAGTCAAATTTTCTATAAAAACATTGGCAAGTTTCATAACTGCTATCTCCGTTTTCGTAGGAATATATTACACTTTAAAAATGGAAATTAAAGAAGCAAGAGAACTTCCAAAACCAGAAGTTTCAAAAATAGAATTTGATTTAAAAGATCAAATGATTAGACAAACTATATTATCTACTCAAGAAGACGTTAAAG